TTCTGCAACATTAAAAGAATTAACTGATGGATCTGGAAATGCAACAGGTTTGTTTGTTAATAATGCAGGAGATTTTAGAGTAAATTCAGTTTTAGCATTTGGCTCATTAAAAGATACAGCAGAAAACATTGTAATCACAAAGTTTGTAGATTCTGCAGATGGCATACCAAACAACAATAATGACACATCTATTCCTACAAGTAAAGCAGTCAAAGATTTTGTAGAAACTCATGTTACTGCTCAAGATTTAGATTTTAGAGGGGATGATGCAACAGTTGATGGAGATGTTGATTTAGATAGTGAAAAATTTATCATTTTAGGAACAGCAAATGAGATTGAGACAACAGTACCTTCAGTTGGTGGAAATACATTACAAATTGGAATAGTAACAAACCCTGCATTGAGTGGCAATGTTGGAATTGCAGGAAATATAGATTTTGCAGATGATGCAAAGGCAAGATTTGGAGCAAGTCAGGATTTAGAAATTTACCATGATGGCAGTAATTCTTATATAAAAGAAACAGGTGCAGGAAACCTTATTTTAAGAGGAGGGAATAGGGTTAATATTCTAGATGATGCAGGAGATACAATGGCTAGATTCCTTAAAGATGAGGGAAATGAATTATATTATAATAATACAAAAAGATTTGAGACAGTTACAGCAGGTGCAAAAGTAACAGGAAACTTAGAAGTCACAGGAACTATCACAGGAAGTGGTGGGTCTTTCTTGCCATTGGCAGGGGGAACTATGACAGGCAGTACTATCCATAATGACAATGTAAAAAGCATTTATGGAACTGCTAGTGATGGTTTAGAAATTTATCATAATGGTAATTCGTTTATTGATGAATCAGGTACAGGAGATTTATATTTGAGGTCATCTGACAATATGTATTTTCAAACTTATGGAACTGGCAAAGCGTGGATAACTTTAACTGAAAATGCAGGTGTTGATTTATTCTTTAACGATGTTAAAAAACTTGAGACAACATCAACAGGTGTTACAATAACAGGAAGATTATCAGGATTAACAGACCCTACTCTAGCACAAGATGCTGCTACAAAAAAATATGTAGATGATTTAGATGCTGCAAGTGATTTAGATTTTGGTGGAGATTCTGGAACAGGAGATGTTGCACTTAATACACAAACATTTAGTGTTATTGGTACTGCAAATGAAGTAGAAACCACAGCTAGTAATCAGCAACTACAAATAGGTTTACCAAGTTCAATTAGTGTGAACTCTGCATCAGCAACAGCACTTCAAACTGCTAGAGACATCTCTCTGACTGGTCAAGCGACTGCTACTATAAGTAGCTTTGATGGAAGTTCAAATGTATCTGGTGCAGTCACATTAGACAATGATTCTGTTACAGGAAAAGTGCTAACAGGTTTAGCATCTCCAACAGCTTCAAACATATTAGCAAGTGATTCTATTTTACAGGCATTTGGAAAAGCACAAAGTCAAATCAATACTTTGGCAGGTGGATTAAGATTCATGGGAACATGGAATGCAAACACAAATACACCTACTTTACAAAGTGGTGGTGGAGAAGCAGATTCAGGAACTACAACAGGAACAGCTACAAATAAATTAATTCAGTCAGGTCAAAACTTTACAAGCACAGTTACAAATGGTGACCAAGTTGTTAATCAAGCATCAGGAGCAACAGCTCTTGTTACAAATGTTGATAGTAACACACAATTAACACTTGATGCAGACATCATGGTGTCAGGTCAAGCATATACAATAGACAACTCTCCTTTTATAACTCAGGGTCATTATTTTGTGGTTTCAGTTGGTGGAACTCAATCATTGAATGGATTATCAAATTGGGCAGTTGGAGATTGGGTTATTGCAGGAGCAGGAAATGTTTGGGAAAAATTAGACCATACTCAAGTTGATGGAACAGGATCACCAGGAAACATTGCTAAATTTAGTTCTACAAATGTTATTGCAGATTCTATAATGGCAGAATCAGGAAGTACAATCACAGTTACAGGTGGATTAACAACAACTCAAAATTTAAATGTAGGTGGCAATTCATCTTTTTCAAATAAACTTGTCATTGACAACAATACAGAAATAAGGTTTAAAGATAGTGGTGGAACAGAAAGAACTACTCTTGAATTAGATTCAAGTAACGATTTATATGTAGGTACTTCAGCAGGTGGAAATTTATTTTTAGTTAATGGCTCAAGTTACACAACAGCAGTCACAATAGATGTTAATCAAAAAACGACATTTGCAGGAAATGTAGAAATTGGAAAAAGTAATCCTGAACTTAAATTTAATAATTTAGCAGGAGGTGGAGCTGATCCTATTCTTAAAGCATCTGGTACAGATTTCACAATATCAACAACAAGTCTAACAGCTTTAACAGTTGGTTTATCAACAGGAACTTTAAGTGTTTTATCAAATATTTCTACAGCAGGTCAGGTTTTGTGTAGTACAGACACCTCAACTCCTACAACTGGGGATGCTGTATTTTATAAATCAAGTGCAGGAGCAGTTCTATCAGGTTACCAAACAATATTAGAAACAGGTTCTGCAGGTTCTAGAGCAGTTGGTTTAACCATAGACAATAATCAAAATGCAACTTTTGCAGGAACAATAAATTCAGGTAGTGTAACTTCAACAGGCATTGTCAAAGCAGCTACTACTTTTCAAAGTACTGCAGGAAGTATGACATTTTTTGTTCCTAATCATGGTCAAGCATTAGAAATTGCACAAAATACAGGAAATGCAAGTTTTACGAGTTTTGTAGGCATAGGGACTTCAACAATACCAAACCCTTTTAGTGGTGCATACAATAATATTTTACAAGTAGGAACAACAAGTGGTCATACAAGGTTAGCAATTACTGCAGGTGACACTAAATCAAGCGATTTAACATTTGCAGATTCAAATGATGCTGCAGATGCAGGCTCAACCATTGGTAGTATTTCTTATAAACACGATTCAAATGCTATGCTTTTTGCTACAAGTGGTTTAGAAAGAATGAGGGTTGATAGCTCAGGAAACATACAATTTACAGGAGCAACTGCAAACACTACTGTTCTTTCAATGAATACTGCTGATGGCTCAGATACAAAACAATTAAGTCTAGCAGGTGGTGGTGCAGATAGTGATGGTAGAGGTGCTAGAATGAGGTTATATGGAAATGAACATGCAAGTACAGCTGGTGTGGTAGATTTATCAACAGGAAATGTTGCAGGATGTGATATGCACTTGCGAGCTAAAGATGATATGTTCTTATATACTGATGGCACTGCAAGATTAACTATTGATGGGTCATCAGGAACTTCATCATTTTCTGCAGCAGTTATTTTTAATGATCATACTACACATCTTGACCAAGTTAAAGCGAGATTTGGAACAGATGCAGATGCAACTATTGAGCATAATGGAAGTCATTTGTTTATAGATAATACAAAGGGAACATCATATCTAAGAAATACAGGTGCAAATTCAGCAGGTATTATAATTAGAAATGATGATGTGGGAGATATTCATATTGATAATGATTTTGCAGGAGCTGTAAAATTTAGCACAAGTGCTACTACTCGCATGACTATTGACTCATCAGGTGGAGTTGGTATTGGTAAAGTTGCTGCTAAAAAATTAGATGTAGAGGGTGCAATAAGAACAATAAATACAGCAGGAACTTCTGCTGCTGAATTGGATATTACAAGTGGCTCAACTTGGACATTAAGGTCTAACCCAGTAAGTGGTGCAAATGCTTATGGTTTAGATTTTATAAAAGGTAGTGCAGGGACTGATAAAAAAATGTCAATATTATCAACAGGAGATGTTTGTATTGGTACAGACAGCCCATCTTCTAACACTAATTATGGAACAGGAGATTTAAATGTTGAAAATGATACTTTTGCTTCTGCTCAAATTATGTCACATAGTGATGCAGTAGGGAATTTCTCATTTATAGGATTAGGAAAATCAAGTGGAACAGGTGCAAGTCCAACAATAGTACAAGCTAATGAAACAGTAGGTTTAATTGGTTTTTATGGTTATGATGGAGGTGCTTATAAAAGAATAGCTGATATTCGTAGTGCAATTGATGGAACACCTGGCTCAGGGGATATGCCTGGAAGATTGGAATTTCATACTTCTTCTGATGGAACTGCTGTGCCTGCAAAAAGAATGGTTATTAATGATACAGGGGATATTGAAGTTAAAACAGGAAGTATTTTAGTTGAAACAGCAGGAAAAGGAATTTATTTAGGTGGTACAGGAAGTGCTAATTTATTAGATGATTATGAAGAAGGAACTTGGACACCTCAAGCATATTATCAAAATTCAACAGATCAAGGAAACACAACAGATAATGCAGCAACAGGAACTTATACAAAAGTAGGAAGTTTAGTTACAGTATGGATTTCAATAAATTGGACTATAACAGGTTCACCTGTAAATGATAATGTTGGTATTAAAAATTTCCCATTCAGAGGTGCTAATAATTTAAATAGAGATTCTGCAGTTGTTATTTTTATGAAAAATGATACAAATCCAATTTTATTTTCAGTTCCAGAAAATAATACTACATTAGGTTTATTTATGGGGTCTGATTATAATGGAAATTATGGAAATGAATTAGGGGCAGGAACACACGAATGTAGAATTACATTTTCATATTATACAGACCAATAATAAATAATCTTTATATTTGAATATTATTAACAATAAATTTAAAAACAATGTCAAAAATTAAAAAAGAAGAATTAGAAAAATTACAAGAGTTCCAACAAAAATTAGGTGCTATAAAGCATGATTTAGGATTATTAGAAACTCAAAAGCATAGCTTATTGCATATGTATGCTGATGAAGTTGGTAAACAAGAGGAACTTAAAAAGGAATTGGAAGATTCTTATGGAAAAATAAACATAGATTTAAAAGATGGAAGCTACGAAGAAATCAAAGAAGAAGATAATAAGTAAACACATATCATACAATGAGGGTGTTAGATCTGCAACTGCTACTAAGTTGAAGATTGACAATAAACCAACAGATGACATTTTAAAAAAAATGGTGGTGGTTGCAGAAGAAGTATTTGAGCCATTGAGAGAATGGTGCAAACACCCAATTAATGTAAATTCTTTTTATAGATCTCCAAAATTAAATTCTGCTTTGAAAGGAAGTTTGACTAGCAGTCATATGTCTGGAGAAGCAATAGATATTTCTACATTAGGAAAAAAAACAAATGGAGAATTATTTGAGTATATAAAAGAAAAATTAGAGTTTGACCAACTCATATGGGAATTTGGAAATGATGAAAACCCAAGATGGATACATGTGAGTTACAAGAATAAAAAAGATAATAGAAAAGATGTGCTAAGGGCTAAATATAAAGGGAGCAGAGTAACTTATTTTAGAATGTGATGAAATATGAAATTGCTATAATAGATAGAACGCTACAATGCTATTCTTTTATTCTAGGAGTTTCTATACACCCAAAAGATAATGCTAATGATTTTTTAGAAATCAATTTTTATTTCCTTTTTTTAGTATTGCACATAAAAATATATTAAGATGCCAATACCAAAGAGAAAACAAAATGAGAAACAATCTGCATTTATGATTAGATGCATACCTCAGTTGATGAAATATCATCCTAGAGAACAAGCTGTAGCAATGTGTTATAAGGCTTTTAAAGGCTCTAGTGAGGTTGAATTAGAATCATACAACGATTATCCTGATTCTGCTAGTAATAATGCTAAGAGAGCAATAAAATGGAAAGAAGAAAAAGGATCTTCATGTGGAACTCAGGTAGGGTGGACAAGGGCTAGACAGCTAGCAGACAAAAAAAATATATCCAGAGATACTATTGCAAGAATGGCATCTTTTAAAAGGCATCAAAAAAGCAAAGATGTGCCATATTCTGAGGGATGTGGTGGCATTATGTGGGATGCTTGGGGTGGCACTTCTGGGGTTGAATGGGCTATAAATAAATTGAAACAAATAGATAAAAAATAAAATGGAAAATGTAGATATGAAAATATATTTATTCAACACAATAGCACTTGGTATATCAATGACAGAAATAGAATTATCATTAAAAATAATTTTATTAATCTGCACAATAATTTATACAATAAAAAAAATAATAGAAAAAGACAATGGCAAAAAAACTAAGTGAAGATACAGAAGTAAAACTTGACCTTAAAACTATTGGCTTGCTTGTTGGTGGGGTTATCTCTCTAGCTAGCATGTGGTTTAGTTTACAGGGAGAAATTCAAGACATAAACAACAAAATTGAAAATTTTACAGGAGATGAATTTGTTCAAAAAATGGAGTTTCAATTAAAGGACGAGTTGGTGCGAAGCACAATAATTCAAATTGAAAAATCTACTGATGGATTAAAAGAAGATATTCTAGATAATAAGGAAAGAATAAATAAAATAGAAGATAAAGTTTACAAAAGATGAGAAATTTAATTTTAATAGCATTTATGTTATTTGGCTTTTTAGCTAATGCTCAAGACAAAATTACAGTTATACATTTTAATTATAAATGGAACTCTAGAAATGATTATAATCTTAGAGGTTTACAAAATGCAAAAGTGCAATATGCTTGGCTAGAGGAACAGCCACAAAATATAGTTGAAACTATTAAGACAGTTCCTGTGATTGTTATTTTAGGAAAAGATGGTAGAGTAAAAATGCAATATGCTGCTGATCTATCTTTTAAAATACAAGCAACAAAAGAAGACATTCAAAAATCAATAAATAGAATTTTAATAGAACAATAATATGGAAACATTAAAACACATTTTAGGAATCTGTGGAGATCATTGGCATGCTAACATTTTCACAATCACATTATTAGTAATTATTTTAAAATACAGTTATGAAAAATATATTAGCAAAAATATTTGGATCAGCAGGAGGTAGTATAGCTGACAAAATTTCTGGAGTTGTTGATAAATTTGTACAAACAAAAGATGAAAAAGCTGAGTTTGAAAAGGAAATGACTAACATATTTATGTCACATGAATTGAGTTTAGAAAAAGAAATAAGTGAAAGGCATAAAAATGATATGCAATCTGATTCATGGTTGAGTAAAAACATCAGACCATTATTAACTATTTTTAGTTTAGTGCTTTATACTTTATTTGCAATAACTGATGGAAACATTGGAGAATTTAATATAGCAAATCAGTATGTAGATTTACTAGGTCAGATAGTAATTATGAGTTTAGGTTTTTATTTTACATCTAGAGGTATTGAAAAAACAGCTAAAATTATCAGAAAATAATGCCAAAGAAAATAATATCAACATTTGTAAAAAGAAAGAGGAAATCGCATCCACACAGCAAAAATTTGAGTAGGTTAAAAACAAGCAAACAATATAAAAAACCATATAGAGGACAGGGGAGATAAAAAAAATTATATATATTTGACATCCTAGTCGCAAATCTAGTCAAGTTGCTAAACTTCAGGTAACCACTCTCTGTTGGATCTTGCAACTTTTTTTATTAAGATTTTTTTCTTTTTTTTTGGGGGTTTTTTTTTCTTTTTTTCTTTTATTGCAATAATAACTATATTTAAAAAAAATGAAATGATTTATTCAAATGATAAAATAGATAAAATTCTCTCATATACATCTTTAAAAAAAAGAGATAAAATAGATAGAATGTTACATATAGATGCAATACAATATTGTAATCTAGGAAAAGATTCTAGTAAGTCAGAAAAAGAACAAGTTAAGAAAAACAGCAGATATATATACAGAGCAATATCTAAAATAGATAAGGAATTAGGGAATAAATTTTTGCAATATCAGGATAAATGAAAAAAAAATTATCCAGATCTAAAATTGTGAAAAAATTAGATGCAATATTTAGTAAGTATATCAGAAAAAAAAATTCTGTTCATGGAAAAGCAACTTGCTTTACTTGTGGAAAGGTAGATGAATGGAAATATTTACAATGTGGACATTTTCAAAGTCGCAGACATTATGCTACTAGGTGGGATGATAAAAATTGTCAGGTGCAATGCTCTGGATGCAATTTATTTAAACATGGAGAGCAATATAAATTTAGTTTAGAGTTAAATAAAAAATATGGATCAACAACTGCGAATGATCTTCATATTAAATCTCAAACAGAAGTAAAATTTAGCACAAATGATTTATTAGAAATGATTAAAAAATATCAGGAATTATTTGATAATTTAAAATAATTACTATATTTGTTTAAGTTCTGTTTGTTTTGTCTTAGAAAAAGGAGTTGATTTTATTGGCTCTTTTTTTTTGTCTAATTTTGTTTTATTAACTTTTTTGTTTATATTTATGCCATACTTAGAATGAACTAAGTGGTTAATTTATTTTATTATGACAGAACAAAACATACAATTCACAGGGAAATCCCTTAGATCAAAAGAAGATCTAGAAAGATTAATCAAAGATGCTCAATGGCAAGTTGATTATTATACTAAAGATGTGCAGAAAGCACAGGACAATCTCTATATCAGACAGCTAGCATTAGAGTGTTTAGAAAACGAACTAAATATAGTCAATGATGTTTCACAATTATAACCAGTCAGAATATTATCTTGCAAGAATAGATGCTTTATTAAATCATATTGATAAATTAGAAACTTGCATAGAAATTCAAACAGGTCAAAAATTAAAAATTAGATATGGAAAAAAACACCCAAAGCGAAATATATAATAAATTATATAAATTGCAATTAGAGATTGGAATAATTAGTAAGGATGTTACTAATCCATTTTATAAATCAAAGTATTTTGATATAAATTCTCTTATAGGACAATTACATCCTTTGTTAAAAAAGCATGGTTTGTTATTATTACAACCAATAAATGATCAGCAGGTTTATAGTATCATCAGAGAAATAAATGGATCTGGTCATGTAGAATCTTCAATAAGATTACCAGATATTCAAGATCCTCAAAAGTTAGGATCAGCAATTACTTATTATAGAAGATATACATTGCAGTCATTATTAGCTTTACAGGCTGAGGATGATGATGGCAATAAAGCGATAGTTAAAAAAAAATCCTCTCTTAGATTCAAAACACCTGAATTTTATAACGCACAGAAAGGACTTAGAGAGGGAGCATCAATAGATGACATCAGAAAGGTTTATTCTGTTAGTCCAGAAGTGCAAGAAAAATTGTTAAATTTTAAATTAGATTAGTTATGAGTGTATTAATGAATGCGAGCATTCGCGTGGATAAACTCCCAAAGGAGAAATTCATAAAAGGCAAAGATGGTGCTGTTTACTATAATTTGACTATATCAGTTTCAGATGAATCTAGATATGGAAATAATGTAGCGATAACAGATTCTCAAACTCAAGAAGAAAGAGAAGCAAAAAAGCCAAAAAATTATCTGGGCAATGGAAAAGTTGTTTGGACTGATGGCAATATTGTCTTAGCTCAAAAAGAAGAAACATCAGAGCCAGTGGCTAATGATGATCTTCCTTTCTAAATGTGTTGTACCAAACGAGGAACAGGGATTGATCATCTCACAATATAATTCACATTTTTAATTAAGGGGGGAAATTTATCCTCCCTTTTTTTTATATTTAAATATGCAAAACAAAACAGAACATGAAATCCTCATGAAAAAAATTGAGGCAGAATGTCTAGTTGATAATTCTGAAAGAATAGATTACCCACCTGTCGCATTATCATTAGGAAAAAAATATATACAAACTAAAGATGGTGGTCAAATGTTACCCATACCTATTGGAACATATGGCAACTTTTCATTCGTTCAAAGCCCACCAAAAACAAAGAAAACATTTTTTATATCTTTGTTAAGCAGTGTATATCTTTCAGGATCTAATCATTTTGGAGGAGATATTAAAGGACATAGAAAAGATCAATGTCTTTTACATATAGATACAGAACAGGGAACATGGCATGCTCAGAGAGTATTTAAGCGAGCAATTGATATGTCAGATCTGGATGGGTCACAATGTTATTATACATATGCATTAAGACAAATTGGATTTAAGCAGAGAATAGATTTTATTGAGTATTTGTTAAAAGATAAAATCATGAATACAGGATTGATTATTATTGATGGCATAGCTGATTTAGTGGGAGATGTTAACAATTTAGAAGAATCAAATGCTTGTGTACAAAAATTAATGGAATGGAGTTCAATTTACGAATGCCATATCATTACTGTAATACATTCTAATTATGGAAGTTCTAAACCCACAGGACATTTAGGATCTTTCTTAGAAAAAAAATGTGAAACTCAAATTGAGTTGGAAGCAAATACAGTTAATAAGGAATGGATAACAGTTAAATGCAAAAGAAGTAGGGGATATGCTTTTGAGACATTTAGTTTTAAAATAAATGATTTAGGTTTGCCTGAGATAGTAGGGGATTTATATGATCCATTAAAAGAAAATGAAAAAAGATATTGAACAACTTTATGATAAACACAAAACATGGATTAAAATCGTGAAATCATTTGGTTGCAATGATGCAATAGCTGAGGATCTGGTGCAGGAGATGTATGTTAAAATAATAATCAAAGTAAAAAAAGGATTAGACATTAGATATAATGAAACTGAAATAAATTATTACTATATATTTAGAACACTAAACAGCTTGTTTATAGATTTAACTAGAAAGAAAAAAAATATTTATATAGAGGGATTAGAAAATATAAAAAATAAAAGTGATGATCCTGATTATTTAGGAACATATGAAGCTGTTCAAAAAGAATTAGATAAAATGTATTGGTACGACAAAAGAATATTTGAATTAATTAATGGAGGAGAAAGCATTGCATCTCTATCTAGAAAAACTCATATCCCTTATTATTCTCTTTATAATACTTATACAAAGGTCAAAGAAAGGTTAAAAAAATTATTATGAAAAATGATTATTATAGAATTAAAATTGGAGATCTGATTGCTTTTATTATTAAGGTCTTAACATTAGGTCAGGGAAAAAAAATTTCAAAATGGATAGCTAATAAATTAGGATATGAAGATTGTGGTTGTGATGATAGACAAAAAGCATTAAATAATATTAAGATAAAAAGATGGTAAAATTTAACAAAGAAGATTATGACAAATGGTCAAAATTTAGAAATTCCACTAGGTCAACAATATCTGGTAGGGAGTTTGAGTTGGTATGCGACTTGCACAGCAGATATAAAAAGCATAGTTTTTACAAACCCTGCACCTGTAATCCAAAAGAAATCAAAAGGTGGATACAGGATTTAAATGATATTTATAAAGGAGGGTTGTAAACATTTTGTTTATAAGTTTATTTTTATTATATTTATTTCATGAATGAATATAATAGAAAATTATCTCAGGAACTTATAAAGAGATACAATCCTATTGAGGAACAAGATTTAAAAGATTTAGAATTTGAATCTGTTACTCTTAATGAGAATAAATATGACCATATTGATGGCAAAATTTCATTCACTACTCTAGCTGTAGAAACTCAAATAACTACAGATATAAAAGACAGAAAAAGTTTAAAAAGAGGTCAACCTAAAAATGATAAATATTTATGGGTTGAAATAAAAAACCCATATGGCTTTGATGGATGGGCATTTGGAAAAGCTCATTATATTGCTTTTAAACAAGAATCGCAATGGCTATTTGTGTGGCGAGAAGATTTAGTTCAACTATTGAAAGATAGAGTTGAAAAGGTTTATGTGAATCACTTTCCTCTTTATAAATTATATAATAGATCAGGGAGTAAAGATGTGCTAACTCTGATAGATAGTCAAGATATTAAATCAATTAAAATACCTAGAAAATTATGACACAAAAAGAACAAATTAAGAACTTAAAAGAAAGATTAGAATCTGCTAAAAAGAATCATTATCTGCATCACTCTAACAATGTTTGGGTTGGAGATGGAGAATTACATATTGATCATGGAGATTGGGAGAGTGGAAATGAGAAACATCTGGTCATTAATGTTGATGAATTTTTTAAGGATCTTCCATTTATAATAAGTCAGGTTGTAAAAGAAAATCAGAAAATGCAAGATTATTATTTAGGAAATATCTTAGATGAATTAAAAGAATTAAAAAAATATAAAAGATGAAACACGATCATAATGCTTTTGAGAATCAAATATTTGGTCATTATAGACAACAAGTAAAAAAAATACATGAAGCAATAGAATTATTATTAGAGCATAATTATATAGTTGTTGATTTAGAGGGTCAAATTTTACATAAATCAGATGGAAAAAAAACAGAGACAATACAGGAGTAATCAAGGCAGATCTCCTAAACAACAAACAAAAAATAATAAAATGCTAGGATGGTCTTTATTGGGTCTAGTGATTACTATTATTTTTATATTTATTACAAAGAAATGATTTTATTGATAGATGCAGACAGCTTGATCTTTGCTAGTTGCTATAGGTCAAAGAATGATATTAATTTTCATTTATATCCAGATAATTTTTATACTAACATGGAGGATAGTATAAACAAATTTAATGAGCAATATATGAAGATAGTAAATGATCTGGAAGAATTATATACTATTGATTCTATTGTTACTTTTAATGGATCAAAAGGAAATTTTAGAAAACAGATAACTCCAGATTATAAAGCAAATAGAAAAAAACAGATTCTTCCACCATTATTACATCCTATGCATCAATATGTAAAAGATAATTATGATAGTAAATATTGCTTTGGAATGGAGACAGATGATTTGGTTGCTAGATATTGGAAAAAATTAAGTGATGAATTTGGTAGGGATGAAGTCATGATAGTAAGCATTGACAAAGATTATAAGCAGTTTCCATGTTTGCTTTACAATTATCATTATAAGCATAAAGTAATTTTAGATATTAGTGAATCAGATGCTTTATATAATTTTTATGAGCAAATGATTATGGGAGACACAGCAGATAATGTTAATTATTTCAAAGGCAAAGGCAAAAAGTTTGCAGAAAAATATTTTGAAGATTGCACTAGTAAATATCAATATACTAGAAAATTATATGAATTATTTATAAAAGAATATAGAGGAAAAGCTAAATTGAAATATATTGAGTGCTATCATTTATTAAAATTAAGAACATGAAGAATTTGAAACCAATAGAAATAGCAAATAAAATTATAAAAGAAACAGGGGTCAATGTTTTTGAAAATACAAGAAAACAAAAATATATAGAATTTAGATCCTTAGTTTGTTATTTGTTAAGAGCAAAATTAAATATGAGATGGTTGAATATAGCTAAATTTTTTAATGATAATAATAAAACCATGACTCATGCAAGTTGCATCCACTCTGTAAAGAATTATTATATGTATAAAAAATATAATAAAGAATTAGATAGTTTAGAAAAAATGTTTTCTTTTAAAAGTAATTTAAATATTGATCAGATTGACAGAGTTCACTATTTAGAAAACAAACTGAAATTATTAGAAAATAAATTAAATGAATGTCAAAACTCGTTATAATAATATGAAACCTGTAAAAGTAAAAATACATAAAATTAAAATGAATCCTGAAAATCCTAGATTTATAAAGGGTGCAAAATTTGATAAATTAGTAAAGTCAATAAAAGATTTTCCAGAAATGTTAAAACTTAGACCAATTGTTGTAGATGAAAACAATATAATTCTGGGGGGAAATATGAGATATAAAGCTTGCATAGAAGCAGGGCTCAAAGAAATATATGCTATACAAACAGATGAATTAACAGAGGATCAGAAAAAAGAATTTATAATAAAAGACAATTCATCTTTTGGAGATTGGGATTGGGATATATTAGCAAATGAATGGGATGTTGATCTCTTAGAAGATTGGGGTTTAGATCTTCCAATAAATGATCAGATAGATAATTTAGAAGATGATGATGAAATTGAATTACCTCAATCAGTTCAATTAGTTCCTCCAAAAGAATATATTTTGATAATGGCTGAGCCAAATTCAGTTGATTGGGAGGAGTTAAAAGAGATATTAAAATTAAAAATGGTCAGGCGAGGAGGTTATAAAAAAGGAAGTGGATTTGATGCTGTAAGTTTAGAAAGAGTTTTATATTGGGATGAATTTAAAAGAAGATTAAATGTTAATAGCAGTACCAAGTAAAGGCAGAGCAGGATTAACTAGCACAAATAAAATATTACCTGATGCTACTTTTTTTATTCCAGAAAGTGAGTATCATCAATATAAAGGATTAGTTAAAAATATAGTTTGTATTCCAAAAGAGGTCAGGGGAATTACACCTACTAGAAATTGGATCTTGAAAAATAGCAAGGAGAAGTGGGTGGTCATGATAGATGATGATGCTAAGAATGTTGGCTATAATTTTTTAGATAAAAGAAATACAAGAAAAGTACAAATAAAAGATCAGGGTTTTTGGATGGAGGAATTTTTAAAATATTTTGATTTATGTGAGCAAATGGGATATAAGATTTGGGGAACAAGAACAGAATCAAGCCCTAGAGGATCATACCCATACAAACCTATATTAACCAGAACATATGTGACTGCATCTTTGATGGGAATTATAAATGATGGAGAATATTATTTTGATGAAAATTTTGTAGTAAAAGAAGATTATGAAATTTGTTTAAGACATATAAAAGACAAAGGGGGGATTCTAGGAATTAGATATTTACATTGGGAGAATGACCATTGGGATCAAGATGGAGGTTGCAAAGATTATAGAACAATTCAAATAGAAAGAAAAGCGATTAAAGATTTGATCAAATTATATCCATCAATGATTTCTCAGGTCAAAAGAAAAGCAAATGAATTTACAATAAAATTAAATCTATAATGGACAAAAGTAGACACATAAAAAAGGAATCAGTTTTAAAAGCATTAGAGCAGAGTTTAGGGGTGGTCAATATGGCTTGCAAGAAAGCAGATGTACCTAGAAGCACTTTTTATAAGTGGATGAAAGAAGATGATGATTTTGCTCAGAAAGTTCAGGACATTGATAATATCGCATTAGATTTTGTAGAAAGTCAATTACATAGACAGATAGCAGACAATTCAACAGCAGCAACTATTTTCTACCTAAAAACCAAAGGCAAGAAAAGAGGTTACATAGAAAGACAGGAGATTACAGGAGCAGATGGAATGCCTACTAACTTTCAAATTGAGATAATTGATAAAACAGAAGATACAGACTAATATAGTTTATAAGCACTTAGAGAATAGTGATTCAAAAATTATAGTTGAGCAGGGGGGTACAAGATCAGGCAAAACTTATAATATTCTTTTATATATCATTTTTAAATATTGCACTAATCATTCTGGAAAGATTGTTACTATATGCAGAAAAACATTTCCAAGTTTAAGAGCAACTGTTCTCAGGGATTTTTTACACATCCTCAGAGACCATCAAATATACAGAGAGGAATATCATAATAAATCCAATTCAGAATATAATCTATTTGGGAATCTAGTTGAATTTACTAGCTTGGATCAGAGCCAGAAAATCAGAGGGCGAAAAAGAGATTTGCTTTTTATCAACGAAGCGAATGAATTATATTGGGAGGATTGGCAACAGCTGATATTTAGAACTCAGGAAAGAATAATAATTGACTTTAATCCATCAGATGAATATCATTGGATATATGACAAAGTAATACCTAGAGAAGATTGTCAGTTTTTTAAAACAACTTATTTAGATAATCCTTTTTTAGAAGATTCAATTAGAGAGGAGATAGAAAGATTAAAAGATACTGATGAACAATATTGGCAAATATATGGATTAGGAGAGAGGTCAAGTTCTAGAAGAACTATTTTTAGATATGTTGAGATTAATAAAGTTCCTAGTGATGCAAAACTGATTGCATATGGCATGGACTTTGGATATACCCATGATCCTACAACTTTGGTTTCTGTTTATACATTAGATCATAATCTTTATATTCATGAGCATCTATATAGAACTCAAATGACTACTAATGATATTAATCAATTTCTAAGATCAGAGAATTTGTTAAGCAATCCAATATATGCTGATTCAGCAGAGCCAAGATTAATTTCTGAATTGAGAAAAATGGGTCATAATATTCATCCAAGTATAAAGGGGAGAGATTCAGTTAATGCAGGAATTGATTTATTAAAAAGATATAAGATTCATATAACAAGTAATTCAAATAATGCAATTCAGGAATTTAGGAATTATAAATGGAAAGAAGATAAATCTGGAAAGATGATTAATATAGCAGAGGATTTACATAACCATATTATTGATCCATGTAGATATGCGACTTACTCCATATTATCTAGACCAAATTTTGGAAAATATTCTATTCACTAAAAAATACTTATTAAATTTTTTGTTTATAACTAAATAAGTGTTATATTTGAATATCAATGAGGGGGAAAGTTTAGGAGATGTCAGGTGCGAGCCCTGTAAAAATTAGATGTCGCTCTATCATAACCAAGATCCCTTATTGATTTTATAAATAAAATATGAAACAATTTAGAACACAAGCTGATGATCTTAGAGATGAAATCAGAATATTAGAATTAGCTATGAGATATGCTAGTTCAAAAGAAGAATTTAATAAACTACAAAACAAATTATATAATGTCAAAAGTATACTTACAAACATCCAATAATATCTACACATTAGATAAGTATAAACAAAATCTATCAATAAGAGGAAATGAAGTTTGGTCTTATAATACTCATGTTGCTATGATTGCAGGAGATAAATTATTACAATTAGGATATTGGTCAGGAACAACTCAAAAACATATTAATTATGTTGCTGATCAGCTTGATTTAGATTTAATAAAGTAATAAATTTAATTATGGACAAAATCCAAAACCTCAAAGATTTAGAATATTATGCTGATATGCTTTTAGCATCAACACTTGTAAAAAATTGGTTAGAAAAAAAACCAGACAATAAGGATCTACAAAGTTTAGCGAATGTCTTAGTCAGAACTACTCATTATATTATTAGTTTGCAACATGATCTAGAAGCATATAAAAGAGCATCTAGTGATTATCGCTATGATAAAAATAAAGTGATGTTAGAATTGAGAGAGTTAAAAGAAAAATATAATAATTTAAAAGATTTATAATATGGAAAAAGAAATGGAATATGAATGGGAGGAGTTTTTATTTGTAGTTAATTACATATATGAAAAATCTACATTTGCAGGAGATTATATGCAACCTCCTGATCCTGATAATATAGAAATTATTTCAGTTAATTTAATATCTTATACATCAGAGGATGGAGAGGAAATCAAATGCAGTCATGATTTATATGTTCAGCATATTTTATCTGGTCAAATTTTTGATTCAATTAATGAAGCAGTTTGGGAGGATGTAGAAAAAAACGAATACCATCTATAAATATTAATTTGTGGTTTGGATAGGAGGTTTAAAGGTCTTAGGATCTTTGCCTCCTTTTTTTTTAGTAAAATTTTGCTTATTTTTCGTTATACAAGTATAACATTATGAAAGCAAGATTAAATATTCCTAATAAACTCTCAGAAATCACTCTAAGAAAATATCAAAAGTTTGTGAAACTTAATACAGAAGATGTAGATGAAAGATTTTTACAAATTAAAATGATTGAAATATTTTGTGAGGTCAGCCATGAGAATGTTTTAAAAATCAAATTTAATGATGCAGACAAAGTAACAGCAATACTAGGAGAAATGTTTACACAGAAACCTAATCTGGTTACTAAATTCAGTATGAATGGAATAGAATATGGATTTATTCCTGATTTAGATGAAATGAGTTTTGGAGAATATATTGATCTTGATACTTATTTAGGAGATTGGGAAAATATTCATACAGCAATGAATGTCTTATATAGACCCATAAAAGAAAAAAAAGGAGAGAGATATACAATCAAAGAATATGATGTCAATACAAAGGATCTGTTATTAGATATGCCTTTGGATGCAGTAATTTCATCAGTTTTTTTTTTCTATCATTTAGGGAAAGACTTGTCAGTAGTTATGAATCGCTATTTGGAGAGGGAGATCAAAAAAATACCTTATCAGCAGCAGCAGGATTTAATGCTAAATGGGGATGGTATCAAGCAATTTTCTCACTCGCTAAAGGGGATATTAGAAGATTTGAAAATATCACTGAATTAAAGGCTCATGAATGTTTTATGATGTTAGAATATTTAAAAGAAAAAAACGAATTAGAAGCAAATCAAATAAAGAAAAAATTTAAAAAATGAGCAATCAGGGAATAAGAGGTTTTTATCAATTAACAGAAACAATTAAGAATGCTCTGTTGGATAATATTGATGTCAATACAGTTACAACAGGAAACTTGAGTAATGTTAATTTACAAAAGCAAGATATATTTCCACTAAGCCACATAATTATAAATAGTGTTACAGATTCAGAACAAACATTATCTTTTAATATTAGCATATTAGCTATGGATATTGTCAGCAGAAGTAAATTAGAAACTACAGATTTATTTGTTGGAAATAATAATGAGCAAGATGTTTTGAATACTCAATTAGCTGTATTAAATAAACTAATCATGACATTAAGAAAAGGAGATTTGCATAGAGATAAATATCAATTAGTTGGAGATCCTAATTGCACACCTTTTTATGATAGGTTTGAGAATGAATTAGCAGGATGGACTGCTGATTTAGAAATTGTAATTTATAATGATATAACAATTTGCTGATGGAATATAAAGAAGTCAAAGAAGCATTAGAAAAGTTTGGAGAAGCAGTCATTAATTCAGCAAAAATAAATCTGCAAAAAAATGACATGGCAAAAGGGAGTTTATATAAATCTCTCAAAAGTGATTTAACAATAGAACAAAATGCTTTTCTATTAGATTTCTTAATGGAGGATTATGGGATGTTTCAAGATGCAGGTGTTTGGGGTGCTAAACCTAGTTTGGCAACAACCAAAAGACATAAAGGAAAACAGAAAGGAAGATCAACAAATTCTTTATTTACAGGTGCTAATGGAATCAAAAATAAATTTTCATATACTTCAAAAATGCCACCCATGCAACCATTAATGAAATGGGCAAAAATGAAAAACATAAGATTTAGAGATGAAAAAGGTAGATTTCAAAAAGGAAATTATAGATCAATAGCTTTCTGGATTCAGAAAAGCATATTTGCTCAGGGATTAAAACCAACCTTATTTTTCTCAAAAGCATTTAGAAAAGAATTTAAAAAACTACCTAGTGAGATTCTAGAAGCATTTAAAATAGATGTGGAAAGACAATTAATATTAGGAATAAAAAAATAGAAGATGGCAAATATAGTATTAAGAAGCCCACAATATAAATCATTTACATCACATGCAAATGCTAATAGTGCTTTAATGACAATAACTATTGATGGAACATTAAGATATACAATAGTAAAAGAATGCTCAGGAAGTCAAGTAGTTGGTTTTGAAATTGCAGAATTATGTAGAGATTATATAAACATTGCATATTCAGCTACACCACTTAGCCCAACAATATCTATCGTGATAGCTTTAAGCTCTCATGCTTCAACTGATGGAAGTGGCTCAGCTTTAAATTCAGCAGCATTTGCTGATACAGGGTATGATGGATATGGGACATTTATGGAGGGATCAAGCCCTACTGTAGTAAAATCTGCACCAACATGGCTAATTTCTTTTGACCCAGACTCAACAAGTGTTAATGAGAGATTTTATGTTTTTATACCAACAGGATATCAGGGTTATGTTCCATTAATAAAATCAAATGGTACAGCAGAATATTATAAATTTGGATCAACTGACACAGAAGCTACAGGAACAAATGCAGGAATAAAATTAAACATTGTGAGGGTAAATTGTACAAAGTATAATTTTGGAAATAAAGTCAGATTTGTAAATAAATATGGTGTAATACAAGAACTATGGTTTTTCTTAAAAGACACAGAAACAATAAATAAAAAATCAGAGACATATAAAAGAAGTATAATAACAGAAGATGGTCGCTATGTTACAAGCAATCATATGGTAACTCCATTTAATACAACAGCTAATCAGACAATGACATTAAGCTCAGGTTATTATCCAGAGTGGTGTAATCAATGGTTTGAAGAATTATTATTATCAGAACAAATTTGGATTTCTAATGATTCACAAACAAACCCAAATAGTGATGTGGTTAGACCTGTAACAATTAAGACATCTCAATTTAGAAAAAAAACAAAATTGAATGATAGATTAATTGAATATACAATGGATTTTGAACTAGCTGCTGATTACATAAATAATGTTAGATAATGCAGACATTACAATTATATATAGATAGCAATTATGATCCTAATCAAGTAACATATCAAAGGGTTGATTTATTTAAAGATGAAACAGTTTCATTAACTCAATCAATTCAGAATGTTAGAGATCTAGCTAAAATATTTACTGACTTTACACAAACATTTACAATACCTGCATCCAAAGAAAACAACAAATTATTTAGACATTATAATAATTTTAATATTACAAATACATTTGATGCGAGGAATAGAGTTCCTGCTAAAATAGAATTAAATAATATTCCTTTCAAAAAAGGGTCAGTCAGATTAGATGGAACAGAATTAAAAAATAATAAATTACATGCTTATAAGATTACATTTTTTGGGGAAACAGTAAACCTCAAAACATTATTAGAGGATGATGAATTACAAGACTTAGGTGCTTTGGATGATTTAAATGAGAATTATACAGATTCATTAATAAGATATTATTTAGTTCAAAACCCATCAACTAATGGAACTAATGGAGATTTAATTGTTCCACTTATAACACATACAGATCAATTATTTTATAACAGCTCAGGAGCAGCACAAGGAAATGGAAATGTTCGTTGGGTAAATAGTTCTTCTGCTAATCAGGTTTATTGGAAACAATTAAAATATGCTTTAAGATTACATAGGATTATAACAGAAATACAAGCCAAATATACAACAGCAAATGGATATCCTAGTAGCATAGTTTTTTCAAATGATTTTTTCAATCCAACTAATTTAGCATATTACAATCTTTATATGTGGTTACACAGAAAAAAAGGAGATGTTGAACCTGCTGAACAAGTATCATTACAATATAAGCAACTAACAAATTTTCCTATATTTTCTTCATCTTCAACATTAGGTCAGCAAACATCTGTGCAGAATGGTGCAATCACAGTCATTGGCGATTTGGTTACAAGTCCTAATAATATTTTAGCACATACAATAACATTTATTCCTAATCAAACTAATCTTTATAACATTCAAGTTTATAGGGGATCTCAATTAGTTGCTCAGAAAAATGATGTGCAAAATCAACAAACAATCACACAATCAGATTTTCCACTTACAGCAGGTACTTATACAATATTTATTGCATCATCATCAACTACTACTTTTAATAGTGGAAATATTAGATGGGAGATTGAAGGTTTTCTTGGTGGCGAAAGTCCATCAGGTGGACCACTAGGTGGATATACAGATGAATATAGAAGTGGGTCATTATTTAGTACAAGCACCATATTTGAGTTTACTATAACTCAACAAATTCCTAAAATGAAAATTATTGATTTCTTAACTGCTTTATTTAAGATGTTTAATTTAACTGCATTTGTTGAAGATAATGGAACAATAAAAGTGCAAACACTAGACAGCTTTTATGCTTCAGGAAAAGGGGTTGTTGTTGGAACAGAAGCATGGGCATTAGATGAATATATAGATAAAACAAAAAGTCAGGTTAATGTAGCTTTGCCTTTTAAAGAAGTTGGATTTCAATATAAAGGATTAAAAACATTTTTAGCAGTTCAATATCAACAATTAGATAATAGAGAATGGGGATCAAATAGTTATTCACTACAACAAGCTAAATATACAGCACCAGGCGATTCTTATAAAGTTGAGATACCATTTGAACATATGCAATTTGAAAGATTATTTAATGCTTCAGGTGGTGGTGCTACTGATATACAATGGGGATGGAGTGTAGACCAAAGCAGAAATGCTACACATGGTTTGCCTTTAATTTTTTATGCTATTCATCAAACAAGTGCAACATCAATTTCATTTGGTTTTGAATCAGGAAACAAAACACAGCAAACTGCTTACAATATTCCATCAAATAGTTTAGCAATAAGCTCTGGGTCAAGCAAAAAGAACATACATTTTATAACAGAAAGAAATGAATTCACAAGAAACTTCGCATTTACAGAAAACTTATTTGACCAATTTTATAGCACATACATAAATGATGTATTTGCTGAACAAAGAAGAATAACAAAAATCACAGCTTATTTACCATTAAAAATTATTTATAATTTAAAGATGAATGACAGAGTGAGTATTGGCTCACAAGAATACATAATCAACTCACTTAAAACAAATTTAACAAATGGCAAAAGTGATATAGAACTCTTAAATGTAGTATCATGATAAAAATAATTATAGGAGCATTACAAATAGCAAAAGGAGAAACTGAGAATATTAAAATTGCTCAGGGTAAACATAAACTGCCCACTACTATAAGAGAGGGATGGAAACAATTTAAAACAGAAATAAAATGGAAAAGATAGAATTTGAATTAGTAGCTGACACTAAAAAGTCAACTAAAAATATTGAAGATGTTAATAAAACTATTGTTGATCTGAATAAAAATTTAGAAACAACAAGTCAAGATGCAGAAGCAGGAATGTCTGCATTAGAAAAGGGTGCAAAAGATGCATCAAAATCTTCTTTTAGTTTGGGAAAAACTTTAAAAGGTGCATTGGCTATTGGTGGAATTGTTGGAATTGCTGTTAGCATATTTAATAAGTTTAAAGAAGTGTTAAGTGAGAATCAGAAAGTGGTGGATTTCTTTGCAGTTGCAACAGAAGCAGTTTCACTTGTTTTAAATGACCTAGTAAATCTTTTAGTTGGAAATATTGATAAGGTTAAACAATTCATGGATGCATTATTTAAAGACCCATTAGGAACTTTAAAAGATTTTTCTAATAGTATAAAGCAAGGAATTATAGATAGATTTAATCAAGCATTAGAGGTTTTAGGTTTTTTAGGATCTGCAATAAAAAAAGTATTTGAGGGAGATTTTTCTGGTGCAATGGCAGATGTCAAAGAAGCAGGTAAACAAACAGTTGATGTCTTTACAGGTGTGGATGATTCGTTTGATGAAGTTGCAAAATCAGTTTCTAATTATACAAAAGAAGTTATTAAA